ACTGGTGATCCCATGGATGGATGGACAACTTTGGGAATACGAGATAATCAATTTGATATTATTGAGCAAGAACTACCATTTGAAAACAATTCTGTTGATGAGTTTTATTGGTCTCACACAATAGAACATATACCTGCTCTAGTCATTGCCCCTACTTTGAGAAAGATGTATGATAAATTGAAACCAGGTGGAAAGTTGAGGACAGTGTGTCCAGATCTTTACGCAAGTGCTGTTGCTTATGTGAATAGGCAAAGTGATGAGTTTGGGGGTAAGAATGCATGGGGTAGTGCTCCTCCACATTATCAGATAATGGGAATTGGTGGTTGGTTTGTTGCCAATATAGTTACTTCGCATAATTTGGAAAGGTGTCAAGAAAATCCAGTATTTACTTCAAGTAAAAAAATGCAAATTGGAAATCTTTCTCACATTATGGCTTATGATTATGAAATGTTGTATAGGTTACTTTCTCATGTTGGATTTACTAAAATTGAAAGAACTGACTTAACTGATATGGAAAAACATAAAAGACCTGGGCAATTATGTGTAAATGCATATAAGTAATTTGAGTTATTAATATTATGAAAAAAACAAAATTAAAAATTTATAAACCAGAATATCCTGGGTATGCGGAAAACCCTACTTATGAAAATAATTGTAGGGAGATGATGGCAATGTGGAAAGAACTTGATCTTGTAGAATTTTCTTACATTGAAGGTGATTATATCTGGGCAGATGAAAATAAAGAATTTTTGATTTGGGATAGAGCGAGAGTTGATGATAGACCAGTACCTCCTTTTAGAGTTGGTCTATTTGCCAATACGGTTCCAGATCATCCACAGATTCATCCATGGACATTTTTTTCTAGACATCCTAGAAAAGTATGTGAACGTGTTGAGAGGGGAATTAATTCTTATGATGAAAGATCTATTCTTTCTATTTTTATGGGGAAGGTTGAAAACCAAATTCAAGCAAAAGGTAGATTAAACTATGATTGGTCTACTTGCATAGATGAATTTGTAATGCCTCTTCAAGGAGGAGGTCCTAATTCTTATCCTTATACACAGGAAGAATATCAAGATAGATTAGCATCTTCTAAATTTGGTCTTCTTCTTCCTGGATATGGTCCGAAGTGTAATCGAGACATTGAATGTATGGCTCATGGAACTGTTCCGATTGTAGTTGATGGTTGTGATGTAAACAATTACCATGAACCATGGATTGAGGGAATTCATTACATAGGAGTAAAAACTCCAGAAGAAGTAATAGAAAAAATTTCTAATGTTCCTAAGAATGAATGGGAATACATGCACAATGCATGTAGAAGTTGGTATGAGAGAAATGCTTCTCCTATGGGGTCATTTAAACTTACTGAAATGTTAATAGAAAAATATTCATGAAAAGGTACTGCTTTGATATTGATGGAACTATTTGTAATAATACATGGGGAAAGTATGAAGAAGCAGTTCCAATTGAAGAAAGAATAGAAGTAGTAAATAGATTGTATGATGAAGGAAATTACATAATCTATTTTACTGCTAGAGGTATGGGAACCTGCAATGGTGATCTATCAAAAGTAAATAAAATGTGGTATAATTTTACATTGAGTCAATTGAAAAAATGGAATTGCAAATTTCATGAACTTCAACTTGGAAAACCAAACGCAGATTTTTTTGTAGATGACAAAGGAATATCAGATAAAAACTTCTTTAGATAATTTTGTTCCTAAAGGATGGGGATATGAAAAGTGGATTGTTAACAATAAAGATTATTGTGGAAAAATACTTGTCATTGTTAAAGGAATGAAATGTTCTTGGCATTATCATAAAATTAAAAGAGAAACTTTTTATGTTCAGTCTGGATCTATAAAGTTGTTTTACTCTTTTGATGATTCTTTAGAAGATGCAAATTTTATTTTATTAAATAAAGGGGACAAATTTGAAGTTCCTATAGGACTTCGACACCAAATGATTGCAATAGAAGATACTGAATTGTTTGAATTTTCTACGCAACATTTCGATGAAGATTCTTGCAGATTAATAAAAGGTAATTGAAATGAACTTACTATTAGAATATTTTACTTCCTCAAATCACATGAGGAATGGTGAATACTTGTATTGTCTTCATCAAAATCTCGGAAATGATTTAATTGAGAATGTGTATCTTTTTATGGAAGAAGATACTGAACTTAATTTTGATTCCCCAAAGATTAAAAAGGTAATTAATAAAGATAGGCCAACTTATGAATCTCTCCTCAAGTTTTGTAATGAGAACTTGAAGGGAGAAATTTGTGTGATCTCAAATGCCGACATTATTTTTGACGATACTCTTAGGTATTTTAAGAGTATCAACATGGATAAAACTTTTTATGCATTAAGTCGTTGGGAAATTTCTACTGGTGATGGAAAGAACTGGGAGATTGAACCTTATGAAAATCCAGCATCACAAGACTCTTGGATTTTTAAGGCACCGATTGCAGTATCTGAAAAGATGAATTATACAATGGGTAAACCTGGATGTGATAATAAGATTACTTATCACATGAGAGAACTTGGATACACATGCAGAAATCCTGGAAAGAAAGTAGTTACAATTCATTTCCATCCAACCAACTTTAGAACTTATCATCCTAATGATGATAGAATTCCAGGTCCTTATCTTCTCGTTTCACCAGTAGACAATTTTACTGGTGAACCTAATTACATTGATATTGATGGATTTGATGAGCACGGTAGGGCATACCGAATAGAGAAGAGAGAAACCCCTTGACAAACTTCTAATCTTCTGTTATTATAAATAAGTGTTCGGGAGGCAACTGCTTCACGAACTGTAACAAACCCGAACGCCTCAATTACTCGCTGCCTGGTTATGTTATGACAAAAATGCGGGGAACGTCGAACTCCCCCTTCATCTGCGGGTGAAATTCCGCAAGTAAAAATTACGAGGTATTAACAAATGATCAAATCTGTATTCGCAGCAACTGCTGCACTTTCCGTCTCTGCTGGTGCTGCCCTTGCAGGTCCTTACGTCAACGTCGAAGCCAATAGTGGTTTTGTTGGATCGGATTATTCTGGAACCGTTACTGACTTTGCCGTTGGTTATGAAGGTGATTTGGGAGAATCTTCTGCTTGGTACATTCAAGGTGGTCCTGCTCTCGTCTCCCCTGACGGTGCTGAAAGCGAAGTTGAGTTCTCTGGTAAGGGTGGCGCTTCTGTCTCACTGACGGATGCCCTGAGTGTCTATGGTGAGGTTTCTTTCATCACTGGTGATGACGACACCGGTTACGGAACTAAAGCAGGTCTGAAGTATAACTTCTGATCTAATCAAGTAAACATCTAGATGCTATACTGGGAGTGCGACGGCACTCCTTTTTTTAATGGTTAATCAATTTCATGAGCATTTTGGCAGAGGTAAATCAAATAATACCAAAAAGGTCTTGACAAACCCTGCTTTTTGCTATATACTATGTAAAGAAACATTAAGGAGTGTAAAATGACTGTAACAACTGAAGACGGTGGACGCACAAACATGTGGGCTACTGAACCCCGTATGTATGTTGATCCCTCTTATACTGAGGCATATGGTCTTGAGACACATGCAGAACGTGCAGAGAAACTCAATGGTCGCACAGCAATGATTGGATTTGCTTTTGCACTGGTTTCTTATGCTACGACTGGTAGTGTGTTCTTTTTCGGACTTTTCGGTTTCTGAGTACTTGACAATGCATTCAATCGTGTTTACAATAACTAGTATTGCCTTCCTTGTATTGTTGGCATACTCCGTACAAAATTTATCTGAAACTTACTAATGGACTTTAACGTTACTTTCCGTACTTCTGATGGTGCAGAAACAACTGTCACATGTCAAGATGATCAATATCTTCTTGATGCTGCCGAGGAGGGTGGTATTGACATGAACTACTCTTGTCGTGCTGGTGCATGTTCATCCTGTGCAGGTAAGATTGTTTCTGGCACAGTAGATCAAAGTGATCAATCATTCTTGGATGATGATCAAATTGAACAAGGATTTGTTCTCACTTGTGTTGCATATCCAACTTCTGATGTTATAATTGAAACTGAACAAGAAGAGAACCTCTACTGATGCACGGAAGTCTTGAACCAGAAGATCGAGTAATGAATACTCCATCTGTTTATGAACAAGTTTCTTCTCTTGCCCAAAAATACGGGTGGGACGAAGGAGATGAAATTTCTGTCGAAATGGCAGGAACTCAAGTGTCTGGTATTGATGTAGGTGAAGAGTACAACAAGAAGTGGCAATCGCCCATTGGTACTCGTAAGTACAATAAAGATGCTTTTATTGTTATTAAGAATCAATCCAGAAGAGACCTTAGTAAATCTCAACCTATGGATAGAGAACACAAACCTCAACATCCATACGAACCAGTTACTAACATAAATGCCTAATCCAAATCAACTCTATGATGATATGGAGAGGTTAAATGCCCTATACGAAGAACTCTGCTGGGCACATGATGATGAACTAGTATTCACCCATGAAAATGGTAGAGTCATTATTTACAATAAAACACAGGAGCAAGAACAATGAACGAAAGAGCAGAACGTATTAATGGTTGGGCAGCAATGCTTGGTGTTATTGCAGCAATGGGATCCTATGCCCTAACCGGCGACCTAATCCCTGGAATTTGGTGATGTTGTTATTAGCAACTTTTCTGTTAGGTGCTTTTATAATTCATTCAGTGCTTACCGAAGATGCTGATGATGATGACGGACCAGGTGGTGGAATAATGCAACCAGTTTACATACCGACACCTTGACAAAAAAAACTTAATCCATTATAATAAGGGAGCAATAAGCTCCTTTTTTAATGTTAATTAAGTTTACTACCTTTGCTTTGGTGAGTATTCTAGGTGCTTCATCTATTTCTAAATCCGCACCAAAGCAAAAAGAAAATATTATAACTCCTGAAGAGAATACTGTGAGTATTCCTGAGGATCCAATTAAACCCTCTTGGAAGTGTCCTGATTGTACTCCTAATGAAAAAATTGTTTTAACAGCATTACAAGAGCACACAAAGATCTCTGATCGTAATGCTCTTGCTACAATCATGGGAAACATTCAACAGGAGTCTAAGTTTATTGCTAACATCTGTGAAGGTGGTGCTCGTGTTACTTATGAGAACTGTTTGAGTGGTGGTTATGGATTGATTCAGTGGACTTCTATCAATCGTTATAGAGGACTTGGAAACTTTGCAGTGAAGTATGATTGTAATCCAAGTGAATTAGATTGCCAAGTTCGTTGGATGATTAATGAACCTATCTTTCAACGTGTTCTTCCACAATTTGAGGGTGGTGGACAAACAGTATCTTATTACATGAGACCTGCATACTACTGGTTAGGATGGGGTATCAAAGGTAATAGAGAACTTTATGCGTATGATTACACTAAGAAAATGGTATGGGCATGACTTTAGATTTAATTGACAACTTAGAAGCACCATTATTTGAATGTGGTCCTGGATACTTCACTCAAGGATATGGTTCTTTTGTAGGAGTTCTTGCTCCGAAGTATTTGGAAGATGATTCTTGGTTTGGTCCGGCAGTCTTATCTGATCGTCAAATGACTATCAAAGAAGCATATGAACATGCAGTATCTGAAGAACAATTACTACATGAGGATGATACAGTAGAACCAAAAAATATTCATGAGGTGATTTATAATATTGCTACTAATAGTGGTAAAACTACAAAACAACTGAATCCGACTGGTGTTGGTGGTTGGCAATCTGGAACTGGTTGGGAGCAGTTTCGATGATTGAAGATTGGCGTTACAGTGAACATAAGTTGAAACTTCGTGAGTCGGCACTTAAAGTTCTTCTTACTAAATATGGTAGTCAACTAAAAGAATCATTACCTGAATACACTAATCAATCAATGTATGAATGTGCTCATGATTGGGTATCTCAAGGTAATGTAAATACTAATGGCATTATAAAATACTTTGAGGCATATTACGCATGAAAAAACTTTTATTATCTCTTCTTGGATGTGCTGCACTAGCAGGAACAGCATATGCAGGAGATGAAAAAATAACCAGAGGATACAATAGTAATGATTCTTTAGGATGCATGATGTTACGGGAATGCACCGATAATGTTCAAAGAATCACAAGTATCAAAGACATTCAAGATAATTATCCCAACTCTGATTATTCTGCTGTTGCTACTGAGTTTAATGAGATGTTGGACTCCCTTGATAAGATCGGAGTTATGGTTTTTCTAGGAGATCAGAAATATTTTCCTGTAGGTAATCGTGGTGTTTATCATACTGTAAGTAATAACTTCTTTCTGAACGATGCATTCATGGGTAGACAATCTACATTGATGAGTGTAGTTCGACATGAAGGATGGCATGTAGCACAGGATTGTATGGCAGGAACAATTAATAATTCATTGATTGCTATCATTCTTCCTGAAGATGATGTTCCTTCTATCTGGAGAGAAATGGCAAAAAGAACTTATCCAAAATCTGTTCTTCCTTGGGAAGCAGAAGCAGGGTGGGCAGGCAGAACTGAAGGAATGACTGCTGATGCACTTGCGGCATGTACTACAGGAAAGATGTGGGAAATATATCCTCCCACGCCTTTGACCCGCAAGTATCTTATTAAAGAAGGTTACATTACTAAATAATAAATCCTACTTAGGAAGACCAGCCAAGAAGAGTTATGTGAAATCTCTTGTGTAATAATGGTGAACTCTTTGTTGGATATAAATCATCCAGAATGACCAACTTAACAAGAGATGTATTAATCAAAACCATTGTTGCTGACGAGATGAAAAATAATGATGGTTCTGATTATACAAAAAAACTTAAGAATGTCTATCACAAATGGGAACATGAATCAAGTGAAGAACTTTGTATACAATACAATAGAATATTAAATACTAATTTTACAGTTGATGCTCTAGATCCATAAATACAAATGATTAAAACTATCAGGTCAATGCTTCCAAAAAAGAAGAAAGATCATGATGATGATGGATTCCATTGGCATGAAGAAGGAATTTCAAGCTTGGTTAGATTAATTGTATTGACATGGACGGGTGCAATCTTAACTTTAAACTATGTTTCAATTCCAGGAATACCTCAGCAAAAAATTGACCCTACTTTTATTGCCAGCGTCTTCACGGGAACTTTGGCGACTTTTGGTGTCACACCATCAAAGTCTAATGGAAATGGTGGAGGGACACAAAAAACAACAGTAACAGTTCCTGTTCCTAAACCAAAAGATGAAGAGGAGAAAAAATGAACTTTAAACCTAAAGCAATTAGTACTGCAATTATTTGGTTTGTTGGAGTTTCTATTGGTGTTGCTCATATTGGTATTTTAGGTCATTTATTAAAATCTACACCTTCAGAAAGTATTAATCGTCCAATAATACAAATCCCTAATGGTGATTATTCTTCATATGAAATGGATGTAACCAAAGATGGATATAGTGTAAGATATAAAGCAAATGATCCTAAGGTTTTGTCTAGAGAAAGATCCTTAGATTTAAATAGAGAAAAGAAAGGATTATTTGGTGGTGGAACTGAAAAAAGAATAGAGTATAGTTTAGATGAGTACACTGCAGAAGGATATCGTAATACACAAGGAGGTGTGATTACAGGTGAGGGAAAGTCTGCAAAAGACATAGAGTGTATCGTGGCGGACGCTGGAGCACGGTCACAAGGTGCAATAGCAGGAACAGCAATTAGCACTGGTGTGCTACTTCCTACTTTAGTTAACATTCCTTATGTTGGATGGCTGGCAGCAGGATGGGCAACTTTATTAGGAAATAAAATTGGTTCCGAAGTTGGATCTGAAGTCGGTAGTGTATTTAATGACTGTTGATTACAAATTTGAACATCAATGGGGTGGTGAAGATACTTGGTATACAAAGTCCAAAAGATGGGCAAATAAACAAAACCCTATTGTTCGTCATCTTGCATTAGGGTTTATTGAATGGTTGTGGTTGAAATGGATAGAAGGTAAAGTCCGAATGGAAATGGCATCTGTCGATAAGCAGGCAGAAGACATTGTAGAAATGTGGGAGAATGAAGATAAACCAATTATAAAATCAACACCATCTAAAGTAGAAGGACTAGATATCATAAGTATATCTACTACTGATGAATCTGATTCTTCGTCCACTTGATAATGTAAATGATCCGGTGTGGTCAGTGATCTTTATGGTATTTCTTTCTGTTTGTATGGCATTAGGTTATGTTATATACCTGATGCGTATATCTTACACTGAACTCAATGATGACCTTGACTAAATAATACTATTGATGTTATAATTGGTTTAGGTTATTTTTTATATGCATAGACACCATAAGATACCGCGCCATGCTGGTGGCACTGATGACCCTACTAACATTATTGAGTGTAGTGTAGAGGAGCATTCTGAGTTACACTTTGCCCTTTACCTAGAACATGGTAGATGGCAAGATTGGTATGCGGCAATGGGTTTGGCCGGTATCATTGGTAAGGAAGAGATAATTAGAGAACAACAAAGTAGAGCCAGTATCAAAGGTAACACAGGTAGAAAGAGACCTGACTTTGCTAAGTGGTTGAAAGAAAACCCTGACCGCCCTATGGCACCAGCTGGGTGGAATAAAGGTGTGCCCCGAACAGAAGAAGAAAAGAAAAAAATATCTGAGGGACATAAAAAGTTATATGAGAATGGATATATCAACCCTAATAAAGGTGTGCCTCTCACAGAAGAACAAAAGAGAAAACTAAGTGAGGCGATGAAAGGAAGACCTGCTTGGAATAAAGATGTAGAAAGAACAGAAGAAGAAAAGAAAAAAATATCTGAGGGACATAAAAAGTTATATGAGAATGGATACACTAACCACTTTACTGGTAAAAAACATAGTGAGGAAACCAAAGCAAAGATGAAAGCCTATTGGGCAAAGAGGAGAGAAGAGAAACTAAATAAACTTGACAAATAACTAAAGGTGTAGTATAATGGGTGCCATGAAACCGCCAAGTAGAAAGAGTTGTTACAACTTTAGAGTTGTAGAGGTTGTGAAAATAATTGATGGCGACACGGCGGATTTTATTTTAGATTTAGGATTTGACTTATATAAAAAGGAACGAGTAAGGATAGCGGGAGTTGATACACCGGAAAAGAGAACGAAGAACTTAGAGGAGAAGGCACTTGGAATCGACGCAACCAACTGGCTCAAAGAGAAATTGGAAAGTACTATTGCTGGTGACGATGAGTTGTCTGTTAGGACTGAACTTGTTGGTGGCGTCGGCAAATATGGTCGTCTTCTTGGTTGGTTATACATTGGGGACGAGTCAGTGTCACTCAATGAACAAATGATTAACGAGGGTTATGCGTTACCCTATGCAGGCGGAACAAAAGACATGAACCTGGAATTATTGAGAGAGATAAGAAGAGCGCACGGAACTTTGATAGAGTGATGAGTACTTTATTTGTATTTGGATTTATAACTTTACTGACATACACCCTACATATTACATGGCCTATAAAAAAAGGTAAGAACTAAAATGCAAAAATTAGTTAACGGAATTGCATTACTTTCAGGACTAGTATCACTTTCAATAATTGGTGCAGGAACATACCTTTATATGAATAAGGATGCAATGATTGAACAGGCAAAGGAACAAGCAATCGACCAGATTACAAGGTCAATTTCGGAAGCATTACCTGGTATTATTAATGAAGCACTCCCAGAGATGCCAGAGGTTCCTGAACTACCCGCACAAACTGGTGGTGTACTGCCTTTCTGAAAAAAGTGTGAGAAGTGTTAAATAGTAAAGATGTTTTGGTATTTAAAAAATGGCTAGATCAGTCCCAGCAAAAAAGAAAAGAGATAATCAGGATAAATTTTTTCTGTATGTAATTTTCTTTCATCTTTTTACAGCAGTTTCAAATATCTTTAAAGACTAATGCCACAAATTAATGATGTAAGGATTGAAGAAATATCCGCAACTGGTATTCCTCCCATAAAAAGTATTTTTACTGGTCCACCTATATCATTACCAAACTCCCCACCAGTTACTTTAACTATTGGAACACCGATAGTCGATGTTCCTGGATGTGTAGAAGCAAATCTTAATGGTCCGGGATTAGTTAAAGATGATCCAAATGGAAATGTTGTTTTTTGTGATGGTCAAGTTCCTTCTTTCAATCCAATTGACTATGATCCGGAAGAAGATGTAAAATTAACTGGACCACCAGAAGCAATAGCACCAAAGTTAGATCTTGAAGGTAATACTAAAATACCTCAGACTCCTCAAGTTTCTATACCAAAAACACCAGAAATTACTATTCCTTCTTGTGAAATAGATGAGGAATATAATGAGCAATTTAAAAGATGTGAAAAGAAAAATAATGAAGAAACCGTTGAGATAATAGAAGAACCTACATTTGTAGAGAAGTATTTACCATCAGCAAACGAAGTGACAACAACAGTTACGATTGCTATGGCAGCAGCAACAGCAGCAGTCTTTGGTAAACCATTAGCAGAGTTACTACTGAAGATTATCAGACCTGCTGTAAAGAAAGTAGTTCAGAAAGCAAAAGATAAAGTAGGTGTCAAGGAAGTGGTGCTCTCTGTAAGTGAGAGACGACAGTTACAAAGAGACTTAAGAAAATAAACCATTATTGAGGAATAGAATGACGGTGTGGAGCAATAGCATTCTTATTCATTACTGTCACATCAGCACATAACTTTGACATCTCTGTGCCGGGAGTGAATAAGATCCCTTCCTTCATTAGATTTCCACAAGTCTTCAATCTAGCAAGTTCAAAATCTAATCTCTTATTGGCAGTCAGTTGTCTCTGTAAAGCAATCTGTGTTGATGCTGCTTCCTTACACTGGTCCTGTAACTTTCGGTCCAGTGGTCTAGACCATGTAGCAGAGAAACCTACAGATAAATTATAATTATCTTTTTGTCCTGTTCTAGTTCTCTTTTCAAAAATTATATCTCCTGGATTATCAATCCTTCCATCTCCATCTAAATCACTAACATCATACACAGGATCATTAAAAAATGGTTCGTATGGTTTAGCAGCAGATACAGCACCTGTTACATAGGGTGTAAAGTTGAGAGTGGGACCTTGACACTGTATACCTCCACCGTAGGTGTTTGTAATGTAAGGTCCCTGAAGGACTTGTATAGCTTGGTTTGTAACACTGCCTGAGGAGTTAGCAACAGGATTAGCAGTAGCAGACACACCACCAACAGTTTCAGCATAAGATGGATTTGCAAATAATAATGTTATTGTGAGAATACTTTTAGAGGCATTATTTCTTCGAAATAGTTTTGGGATCATCATAATTTTATCAGAATTATTAAATTTATTGACTAAAAATTGAGGTCGTGTCAGTTGCGCTTTCTATTTCTGTTACTCTTTGTATTATTGTTTGATTACTTAATCCTGGTCCCTGATAAGTTTCTGTAAATTGGAATGCCTTTCCTGGGTTTGTTTGCTTCCAATTTTGAGAACCTGTTTGTAATCCAGTGAATGTTGAAGTCACTCCATCAATAGTATTGGTGGTTACTACTTGGGGAAGATTGATTTTCCCATCAGTTGTTTCTACATTAGTTCCAGTTACTGAATACTGATAACCTGTGTTGTAGTCCATCGAATTGATGGTTTCTGTAATAGTTTGTTTTGTTTCTGTTCTGCTGGTTAATGATCCTTGACTAAAGTTAGGTACAACAGGAACACTCCAAGAAGGTTGAAGTGTTCCATGCACCACACCAAGAATCAATCCTATACTAATTGCTTCTTGTAAACGATTCATAATTCTTACTCAAAAATGGTGATTTCACTTACGAATTGTCCAATAGCACTTGTTCCGGGACCACCAGCAGTTAAACTAACTGTTCCAGTGGTATCGATAGTACCGGCAAGAGATCCTGCAGTACCACCCGCTTGAATAGTATTATTAGAATAAAGGGTTGGACTATCAAATCTACCATTAGATCCGAGACTATCATTAGTGATTACTGTATCACCAACTAACTGAGATTCTGCGAAACTAAATGCTTGACCATCAGTTGCAATACCATAAGTTCCAGAGCTTATAGTGGCAGGTGCAGTTGCAGAAGATCCAGTAAGACCTCCTAGTGTAGTTACTGAAATGTTACTTCCAGATACTGAATAAGAAGAACCTAGACGTGTTGATGATGTTACAGGACCATCAACGGTTAATTGAACACTCGAAGATAATCTAGATGTAAGTCCACCTGCTGATGCTGAGGTTGCACTTATCAAAACCATTCCAAAAGCGAGCAATGCTTTTTTCATTTTTTTCTGATTTACGGGGCACTGCTTTATTTAGTATTTCTAATAAAATAAATACCTAAAAGTGTGTCGGGTATTTTGAAGAAGAAATTATTATCTCCATTAGAATTAAAAGAGTTTCGTCTGCAACAAGAAGAGCAGAGGAAACTTCGTGCTGTAGAAATAGAGAAGAAAAAACTTTCAGAAGAAAAGAAGAATAGGAGACTTACATCACCGAAAGATTTATTAGATCCTAAACCTGCAGTTAAGATTAAAGAAGATCCTGTTGATGTAGAAAAATTAAAAGATCCTATTGAAGTTCTTCGTGAAAGACTAGAAGAAGTTGCTTCTACAATTAAAGAACCAAAGTATTATGATGAAGAACTTGCAAAATTAGAAGTTCTGATTTCTAGTAAGATTGGTGTAGATGAATATAATTTAAATCCTGTTAATGAAAAAATAAAAAGTCTTCGGGAATACATCTCAGAACTTCCAGAAGTCAAGTATTATGATGATGAAGTAGAGAAACTTACTGAGAGAGTAGACGAACTTCAAGTATCTGGTTCTGAGATCTTCCAGCAGCATGGAGAAAGTCTCAGAGAGATTAAGAAAGTCACGCATCAGATGCTGAAGGATTTGGATAAATTATCCAAACTTGAAATACCAGAAACATTTGATCCTTCAGAAATTCAGAATGACATTGCAGCAACGAAAGAAACTTTTTATGAGAGAGTTGCTGAACTGAAGAAAGAACTTTCTGAACTTCCAGAAGTTAAGTATTATGATACTGAACTTACAGATCTTCAGGATAGAATTGAAACTGTAAAAAATTCTATTCCTGAGATACCAGAAATACCTGAAATAAAATACTATGATAATGACTTAGATAAACTCACTGAACTTGTCGAAGAAGTCCGTAAAGACATTCCACAACTTCCTGAGGTTAGGTATTATGAGAATGAAATTGCCGAATTACAAGAGGCAATTAAGGATGTAGAGAATAAAATCCCACAGATACCTGAGATACCAGAACTTCCTGAAATTAAATATTATGATGAAGAGATTGAAATCCTTTCTGATGATATTGATAAGGTCAGAGATAATCTTATTAATATTAAACTTTCGATTCGTGCCGTAGAGAAATCAGTTACGGAAGTAGAAGGTCGTGAGATACCAGAAGAATTTGATCCAACTGGTCTTCAACTTGAGATTGAGAAAGCATTCAAAGAGATTGAAAAACTTAAAGAACAACCAGTTACAGTTAATGAAGATGCTGATCCATTACTCCCATTAGACCAAAAGTTTGTAACATTTGAAGATTTATCATCACATTATAGAACTTTCGTCAATCGCATTCAGCAACAGCTGATGAGTCTTGGTGGTGGTGGTGAAGTTAATCTCCGTTACTTAGATGATATTGATAGATCTTCTATCTCTGATGGTAAGGTTTTATCTTATGATGCTACTTCTGGTAAGTTTAAGTTCATCAGTCCTGGTGCTGCTTCTTCCTTATGGAATGAACAAGGTGCAAACATCTACAGAAATTCGAATGTAGGTATCAATAGTGCAGATCCACAAGTTGCATTAGATGTTGTTGGTGATGTAAATGTAACTGGTGTTGTGACAGCAACATCATTCTATGGTGATGGTTCAAACCTAACTGGTGTGAATGCTGATACTGCTGTTTATGCAACTAATGCCGGTATTGCTTCTTATGCTGACGTAGCAGGAATCGCCACTTATGCTACGAATGCTGGTATTGCTTCTTATGCCGATGTAGCAGGCATTGCTACAGTTGCAGAGAACCTTACAGGGTCTCCATCAATTAACGTCACTAACATTACTGGTGTTGATGCAACCTTTAGTGGAAATGTTTCTATCGCAGGAACATTGACCTATGAGGATGTAACGAATGTTGATGCTATTGGTCTTATCACTGCAAGATCTGGAATTGAGATTGGTTTTCCTGGAACAGCAACAACATTATCTGCTGATGGAAATGCAACATTCTCTGGTGTTGTAACGGCAACAGCATTTACTGGAGAGTTTGTTACCACTCTTGATAAGACACTTCAGTATTATCAGGCAGGTTCTCTTTCAACTGTGACTTCTGATGTAGGAACAAAAACATTCTACTATGATAATGTTGGTGTCCTTACTGCTATTGTTGGCACTGGTGTTTATGTGAGTAAGGAGTTTACTTATGATGGAAACGGAAACTTGATTAATGTGAATGTTTTATAGTATAATAAATAGTTGAGAATTGTTTTTTATTAAGATGACATTTGATCCTGTTATTCAACGTTATATGACTCATTTTTATGATGTTCAGGGAAATCTGCATATTACAATCAAACCTGATTTGACGAAGGCACTTGGATGGGCAACTCCTAAAGAAAGAAATGGAGAACTTTATATGGAGGATTCTATGCCTGTCTGTTTAGATATTGAATACTCTGGTGAGATTGGAGATTTTAATTCCGATTGTGATGTTGTTATTAAGACTAAAGCAAAAGCAGCATCGGAAACAGTAGATGACTCACAGACCTGATCCAGTTAAAACTAGTAATGGACATAAGGTGAAAAATTCAAAAAAGAAAGTAGTTAGGAAGAAATAATGGCAGCACCTGTAGTGGGAGTAAATTTAACAAATTATGTACTTGCTGAAGGAGAAGGTAATTGGGCAACAATTGGTGGTGGTGCTGCAGCATTTGAAACTGACTATTATATTCAAGGAACTCAATCATATACTAAAAGAGTATCAAATAATAATCGACAAGTTTATAATAATACTGGTGGTATAACTTTTGGTACTGGTGATCACGTTTATGTGTGGTTATATGCAACTGGACGAGCAGTTGTTGATACTGTAGCAAATGGTGGATTTGGTGTTTTTATGAGTGATGGTGGATCTACTAATTATAAAGTGTATTATACTGATGGTAGTGATGTAAGTTTAGCAACAGGTTGGAGATGTTTTGTTGCAGATCCAAATGCAACCCCAACAGCAACAAATGGAGCCTCTGTTACTGCAGGAAGTGTGGGAGGTCTTGGTGGACAATTAGTAACAGTTGCTGCTGCAGCAGGTAGAAACTTTGCAGTTGATGCTATTCGTTATGGTACTGGATTATCAATTTCAAGAGGTGAGTCTGGAAATGCTGCTGGATTTTCTACAGTAACTACACAGAATGATAATGTAAATAATCAGTATGGAGTCTTTGCTGCATCAGATACTGGTGGTGTTCTTCAAGGTGAACTAACAATTGGTGTTGATGATGCAGCTACAGACACTTATTTTGAAGAGTCAAATAAAACTATTCTAGTTCCAGACAAAAATCCTTTATCACCTACTAATGTAAACACATCTTCATTATTTACTGGAGTTAATGTTGTAGGTGGGGCAACAACTTGTATTTTGAACAATATCTCATTCTTCACAGCAGATAGTCATGATAAAGGATATTTTTATGCAAATGATGGAACTAATGATCCATTACTAGTTGATTTGGACGGTTGCACTTTTCAGGAATGGGGTGAAACTAGAATGAGTTCTAACACTGAGATCTCAAATACCACTTGGATTTCATGTGAAGCAATCACACTTAACTCTGGAACATTAGATAACTGCACTGTTGAAACTGGAGTTGGTGGAACTTATGTATTTGCCGCAGGAACACCAAATAACATTTCCAATACTTCATTTATTGGTGGAGGAACTGGTGGTGGTCATGCATTTGAAGTGACTTCTGGAGGAACTTATTCTTTTGTTGGTAATGGATTTACTGGATTTGGTGGCAATACTACTGATGATGCAGCAGTTCATATTAATGGTGGTGGAACTGGTATTGCAGTAACATTTAATATTACTGGTGGAGGAACTGGAGGTCCAGATCAAGGATTTACTTTTAAATTGACTCCAAGTGTTGATACTGGGGGTGGTATTTCAACAGTTGCATTTATTTCTGCTGTTACTGTGAACATTAATGGATTACCTGTTGTTGGTCCGACAGATAATGCAACAGAAATTAGAGTATTTGATACAGGAACTAGCACAGAAATTGTCGGAGTCGGTACAGAGAATCATAGAACTAGTACTTATTCATTTTCTCTTAGTTCTGGAACTAATTTTGATGTGAGACTTTTAAACTTAGATTATGTACCTGCATTTATTTCTGGAATTACTGCTAATACGGATCCAACAAATATTCCAGTTGACTTGAAATTAGATAGAGTTTATTCTGATGATACTCCACCGACTGGTGAATAAAATGTTATAAATAAATTTATAACAGAAATTACTAACGTTCTTTAGGTAAAGAAATGGCAAAAATTGTAGATCCAGATAGTCTATTTTATGCAGATTATACTGAAGGAGTTTCTATTGATCCATCCACTGCATTAAATGGTGGACCTGCAAACATGCTTATTGATTATCAAAATAAGCGTTTTGCATTAACTGCTCCAAGATACGGCACAGTTGGTACTGGTGTATCTGAGATGGTTGGATACGGTGCTACTGGAGGAGTTTCTGGTCAGGCACTTTATTCTAAGTTTAAGAACATTTGGAAAGAGGACGAAGTTGCTATTCGTTTCCCCTTCCCAATGGAAGCTATCACGCCGGAATCCTTTGAATTCATCAACGGATGGTTGCCTGATGAAACGACTCAAGATAGTGGAAATAGTAATGTAGAATTCATTACCAGAAAACTGATTAAGGATGCTGGTTGGGCAGAAAGATCTCCTAACGGCAGCATTGGTAAAAAGTATTTTGGAACCATTACACTGGGTGCGAATGCACTTGGTCCTGCTGGTATTACCACTGTTTACTATAACCCAGTAAACCCTGGTATCCAAACTTCAATGACTGTGGGTACTGATGGTAGTGTAGATGCTACAAATGATAGAGTAGTTTTTGATGGTATCGTAGGAAACGGAAATACTTTTGTATCTGCACCATACTTCTACACAGGAGATGCTATTGTTTACCAGACATCTGGAACAGGAGATATTGTTGCCGGACTAACAACAAACGGTATCTATTATCTTCGTTATGCAGATACTGATGGCGCAGTTCCTACTGGTGTAGGTCACTCATTTAGTCTTCACGAGTCAAGAGATAACGCTTTGACTGGCACCTCTCCAGTGACTCTTACTGGAAGTACTGCTGGAGTTGTAACATTTACTGCCGCTGGTGTTCCAGAGGAATTCTTCTTTGGTATTACAGAAGAAGGAAGTTTCTCCAATGAACCAATTCTCTTCTTTGATACTGTTGCAGAGGGTGGTGTTTCTGCTGGTAGTACCGTACTTTATAATCACGATAATTTCTATGAAATTTTCGTGAGAGAAGAATCAAAGACATACGGTAAGCAGAACAACACCGATATTGGTGTGTCGCAGATTAACAACCAGGCATATAGATTCCCTCTCACTTCATCGACAGACATTAACATTAGTGTTACTGATGGTAACGGAACTACAACTGGTATTGCCACTGCAGTATATGCTGGAATTGGAATTTCATTCTTCCAGGCACCTCAGACGATTAACATTACTGGTGTTGGAAATAGAGACTTTAACATTATTATTAATGCAAATGGTCAATCACTACAAACTGTCTACTCTAAAGTTCAGTATCTGCTGAGACAACCAATTCGTGTAAATTCTGGTATTGCCGGAACTGATATTAACTCTCTGAGTGGAATTGCTTATGATAATGGTAATGGACTTCAAAATGAATTTGATAACTCATTCAGATACGGTGCTATCCAACAACCACTACTTCAATTCACGGGTAGTAGACTTGATGCACTTGCAGTTGATGACACCTTCAACTTATCTAATACGGGCACAGATTCGGATAACTTAGGAAATCTTGGTATTTACATTTCCGGTGTTGCTGCTGCAGACATTAACGATGTTAGATACCTTGATAATAATGGACAGACAGTTGATGAAGCATTTACTTCTACTGTTGACTTGACCTTTAACAACAACCTCTTTAACGATGGATCTGCACGTTTCTGGGTCTTCTATGACGAAGCAGATTCTATTGGAGATATTATTCCTGGACTTTCTACTTCAATTTCTCGTGAGGCAGGAACACAAGGAGTAACACCAGGTATTATTAATGCTACGAATGAATTTGTTGTCGGTGCAGGACCTAATCATCCATTCGTAAATGGACAGAAAGTTGTTGTAGAATTCACTGCTGCAGATACTGGGGTTGGAATTGCAGCAACAACTAATTTTGATCCAAGAGTACTTGGACCAACAGGTCAAGGTATTACGACTGCATTATATTATGTAAACGCTGTTAAGTCTGTAGGTGTTGCACAAACATACCCAGACATCACAGAGAGTGGTGATAATGCTCCAGGAAGTATAACACTTAATGTAACTGGTGTAGGTCAAACTGATGTGTTTAGACTTCATAATACTTATTCTGATTCTGTTGCAAATAACTTTGCAGGTATTAATACCGTTGCATTGACTGCTTCTGTAAGTGCAGGCATTATTACATTCACTCAACTTGATGTAAACTTTGCAGAAAATAATGCGACTGTCGTGAAGACTGGTGCAACTGGCGGTGAAGCTGGAGAAGTTAATCCAAATACGTTCTTAGATGGTATTGATATTCCAGATAGTGGATCAATCACTTTCTCCTATAACTATGAGTCAAATGACCAAAGGAATAGAACACCTGGAAATGCTACTGAGACGAGTGATGCTGCAATCCGAGTGGTTGCAGTTGGTCTTCAGACTGGTCAGTATGCATCTGCTACTGCATCTATCTCAAGAGCAAAGAACCAGGCAGTTTCTGTAACGGGAGCACTTGAAAGGGTTTACTCTGACCCTGCTTGATGATTTAATAAATACCTAATAATAAGATGATGCATAATGCCTAATCCATTTACAGTTGGAGGTACTAATGATTCATTTTCTTACATAGGACCCGATAGAGAAATCTTGGTGGGGGCAGCAACCTCCACCTTTGATATCCAAAAAGTTTATTCGATTTGGAAAAATTGGATCCTTGAAGGAAATGGACAATATCTCCCTGCTTGGCGTCCTGTCGGTGGGGACGATCTTGGTGGAGATAACCGAGTTGCTTTCTATGGATTCCTTGCGAATGGGTGGAGAGTAAGACTTCCTGCTGGATTAGAAAGTTTGTTTGTAACTGGTGGTATTCTTTCTACTGAAGAACTTGATAACCCCTTTAGATTTGATGGAGTGCTTGTAACACTTCAGCAACCTGTTGCTGTGCAGTTCGTTTCTTCTGTTCAAACAGATAAGATTCTTAAGGACATTGAAGAATCTAGATACATCAATGAGAAAGTTATTGCACCTGAAGTTTATGCTACTAGAAATACTGTAGAGAAAACTCTTGCACCTTCAGTTCTTTCTGTATTGAGTCCTGTAAGTAATGTTCTTTATGACTTTGCTTCAGGTATTACGACGGTTACAACAAACGTTGCAAATCATAATTTAGAAGTGAATGACAGAGTTCATATGGTTGGTATTGCAATGACTTGCGATACTGATGATGGTGCAACTACGGTCATCTTCCCTGATATTGAACTTAATAGTGGAACTTATCCAAACTCTAATGACATTAAGCAACCTTATGTCTTTAATGTTGTTGGAGTTCCTTCTGCAAATGAGTTTACAATTCAGGCAGGTATCACAACATTCAATCATTATTATACAAGTGGAGGAGTTGTTTCCAGATTTACTGCAGATCTGATTGCAGATCAAGTCAACGTTGGAATCAATACAATTCCTGCTACTACATCCAGTCCTTCTGAACTTGATAAGATCAGACGTAACACGAATCTTATTCCAGCACTCCTATAATAGAATAAATAAATAGATTTATAAGAAGAATGCACCTCTAATAAGATGACTATAAGAAACAGGGAGTTATCTCAGTTTGGTTCGTTTATCTACATTGATAACGACACTAAAGACATCGGAATATCTACACTATCAACTCCCTTTGTTGGTATTGGTACTACCAATGCAACATCAAAGTTTCATGTCTATGGAGATACTAAATTAGAGGGGGATTTAAATCTTACTGGAGTTTCAACTTTCTCTTCTGATGTAAACTTTGATACAAACTTAAATGTATCTGGAGTATCAACCTTTGCTGGTGCAATTGATGCTAATGGTGACTTAGATGTTGATGGACAAACTGAATTAGATGACCTTAATGTATCTGGTGTCTCAACCTTTGCTTCTAATGTTGACCTTAATAGTGACTTAGATGTTGATGGTCAGACTGAACTTGATGACCTTAATGTATCTGGTGTCTCAACCTTCACTGGTGCAATTGATGCTAATGGTGACTTAGATGTTGATGGACAAACTGAATTAGATGACCTTAATGTATCCGGTATTACAACCACTAGTGGGTTACTTGACATTAATGCTGGAGGTCAGGCTAATACATTTAAAGTAGAGGATCTAACTGATAATAGAGTTGTTATTGTTGGAAGTGGTGGGGAATTAGAGGATGATGCAAACTTAACTTTTAATGGAACTCAACTTGCTGTTGGTGTTGATTTAGATGTAGATGGTCATACTGAATTAGATGATGTAAATGTATCTGGTGCAATTACTGCCACAACATTTACTGGGGATTTGACTGGTAATGCAGGAACTGCAACATCATTAGAAACCGCAAGAGACTTTAGTATTACTGGAGATTTTGTAACTGCACCTACAGTATCTTTCGATGGAACAGGAAATGTTTCATTAGCAGCAACAATTACTACAGACTCCATTGAACTTGGAACTTATACATCTGGAGATTATGTTGCATCAATCAGTGGTACTGCAAATCAAGTATCAGTAGATGTAACTTCTGGAGAAGGAACTACTCCAACAATTTCATTACCTAATAATGTAGAATTACCTGGAGACTTAAAAGTAACTTCTGGTCTCACAACTGTTTCCAGTTTAACATTACAAAATACAGGTGTTGCAGTAACAGCAATTCTTGATGAAGATGGACTTACATCAGATCGCGATGATGCGTTAGCAACTCAGCAATCAATTAAGGCTTATGTTGATGATCAGGTAGATCTTCAAGATTTAGATGTTCAGGGAGATACTGGTGGAGCACTTTCAATTGATCTTGATACTGAAATCCTTACGATTGCTGGAACCACGAATGAAATAGAAACAGTAGGTTCTGGAAATAGTATTACTGTTGGTCTTTCAGATGAAGTATCAGTTATTACTTCATTAACAGTTGGATCTGCAACTACAATCACTGGTGCTGGTATTGTTGCTGGTATTGTAACTGCATCACTGGATGGGAACGCAGGAACTGCAACATCATTAGAAACCGCAAGAGACTTTAGTATTACTGGAGATTTTGTAACTGCACCTACAGTATCTTTTGATGGAACAGGTGTTGTAGCACTTGGTGCAACACTTACAGAAAATTCAGTTGTTCTTGGAACTTATACATCAGGAGATTATGTCCAATCAATTAGTGGAACTGCAAATGAAATTGAGGTAACTGGTGGGACTGGAGAAAGTTCTACCCCACAGATTGGATTGCCTGATGATGTTACGATTGGTGGAGACCTTACTGTAACAGGGTTAACAACAACAAACACTCTTTATGTTGCTGGTGTATCTACTTTTAATGGAGTACTGAATACTAATAGTAGTGTAAGTATTGGTGATACTGTTAATGCAACTGCTTATTATCAAAATGGTTCTCTTCTTGTAGATGTAGAATTACAGCAATGGGAAGATGCTACTGGAAGTGATATCTATAGAGAATTTGGAAACGTAGGTATTGGCACCTCAACTAATCTCGCTAAGTTATCTGTTAATGGTCAGATTGAATCTCAAGTAACATCAGGAACAGCACCATTTATTGTTCAATCTCAAACTACAGTTGAAAACTTAAGTGCCAAGTTACTTGATGGAAAATCTGCTCCAACTGGATCTATTGTAGGAACTACTGATAGTCAAACACTAACGACCAAAACTATCAATCTTTCCAATAATACATTAAGTGGAACTACAGCAGAGTTTAATACTGCACTGAGTGATGATGACTTTGCAACTCTGAATAATTCAGTTACTTTAACGAACAAGACTTTAACATCACCAGTTATTACATCTATTAGTAATAGTGGAACTCAAACAGTACCAACTGGAACTGGTACTTTGGTTTCCACTAATAGCACTGGTATAATTACTACTGGAATGATTGATAATCTTACAATCGTTAATAATGACATATCTAATTCTGCAAATATTAATTATTCCAAATTAAATCTTTCTGGTTCTATTGTCGATGGAGATATTACTACAGGAACAATTGCTAATGATAAGTTAGTAAACTCAACAATTTCTGGAATTTCTTTAGGAAGTAATTTATCAGACTTAACAAGAGGAACTGATGTTCTTTATAGTTCTGGAACTACTTACAATGGTAGTTCTGGAATTACAATTAGCGTTGATTCATCTACAGCAGCAACATCAAATAAAATTGTAAAGAGGGATGCTGATGGTGGTATTACTGCAAATGACATCACTGCAGGGGTAGGATACACCTTCTACGGGGATGGTAGTGGTATAACAGGTATCACTGCTGATGTTGCAGTTAAGATTGCAACAGCGGATACATCTACTGCAGCATCCTTCTATCCAACTTTTGTAGACAGTAATAATACCCCAGCTCAGTATGAAAGTCTTTATACTGATGGTGGAATTTCTTATAATCCATCTACTGGAGATTTAACTGTTGGTGGTTTCGTAAGTGCTACTGGTGGATTCAACATTGGTATTCAATCTGGTGGTATAGAACAAACAACTGGTGTTGTAACTGCAATTAACTTTATCGGTGCTGGAAATACATTTAATTATAATGCAGGAACTAAGACAATTGATGTTTCAATTGAGAGTGGTAGTGGTGGAGATTCTCTTTGGGAATCTTATGAAGCAGGTATTAGCACCACTTCAAATGTGGGTATTGGAACCACAAATCCAGAAGCAAAACTTTCAATAGATGTTGGTGCTGGAATTACTGCCCTTGACATTCAAGGTTCTGAAGGTCAATTATTCTCTGTTACTAATAACCTAACTTCTGGAAGTATCTTCTCAGTTAATGATGTTTCTGGATTCCCAAGTATTGATGTAGATGCTGATGGCACAATTCAGTTGGCACTTTATGGTGGGAATGTTGGTATTGCAACTACAAATCCAACATCATCTCTCGATGTCAATGGAACTCTAAATGTAACTGGTGTTTCTACATTCCAAAATAATATAGCAATCGGTGCTTCCATTTATGATTCTAATGGATCACCAGGAACAGACAGTCAGGTATTGTCTAATGTTGCTGGAATTGGTGTTTCTTGGATTGATGGGGGGAGATCAGTAATTGATATCCTTGATGACATCGGAGGATCTTTTGACGGTATTATAGTAACATTTAATCTTACAAAATCTGCTGTTGCATACACTCCAGTAAATGCACAATCACTTCGTGTTGTTCTTGGTGGTGTAGTACAAGAACCAATTACTGATTACACAGTATCAGGAACACAAATTACATTCACAACAGCACCAGCTGGCGGTTTATCAATTTCTATTATTGCTTTCACTGCAACGGAACTTGAAGCATTTAATGCATCAGACATTAATAGTGGTGTTCTTGATGAACTTTATGGTGGAACTGGAAACACTACTTATGCAACTGGTGACATTCTTTATTCATCGGCAGCAAATACACTATCTAAACTCACAGTAGGTTCTGCTAGTTCCGTATTAACTGTTTCTGGAGGAGTTCCTGTTTGGGCAGCACCAACAGGAGGAGGAGGAGGAGGTTCAGGTACTTTTGATACTGGAATTACAACATCAATTTATGTTTCAGTTGGTAGTGGTATTGGAACTGCACAGGCAGGACTTTCTACATCTCAAGCAAACAACGACATCTTTATTGGACCTGGAATTGCATACACATTCCCAGCAACAGCAGGTAAGAGTTATGTTATTGAGTCTATTCAAGTAACAAATATCTATAATACAAATCTTTATTTCACATCAAGACATGACTTTGATGGTGGAGAAAATGTTCCAACATCACAAAGAGTTATAATTCCTTATCAGGGTGCATTAGAACTCTTAGATCAACCAATCATTGCAAATCCATCAGACATTTTGAACTTCCAAGCATTTGCTGGTGTGGGAACAGATGCAACTGGTATTAATAATGGATTAGATTCCTTTATTGTTTATTCCGAAAAAACTGATACTGATTACATTGGAACAGGAGCAACAATTGTAACAACAGCAGGAACAGAACTCTTCACATCAACTACAAATCCATCAGTCTTACAATCAATTCGTCTATGTAATTATGATTTGATACTTGATGTTGATGCATCAGTATCAATCTATCGAGGAGGAAGTGTTGGTGGTATTTTAACTACAGGTGTCAGACAAGGATACTTGGTGTATAATTTAACAATACCTAAAAACAGTGTGGTTGAGATTTTAGAGAAACCAAAATATCTTGCAACAAATGATACGATTGTTGTTGGTGTTGCCGGAACCACACTCACTAATAGTCTTTCTGCTACTCTGTCGGGTAAATACATAGTATAGTATTATTGAGTTTTTTATGTGTCAATTGAAAGAAGGAATTATTTT